GCTTGTAGTTCAGTTCTTAAAGAAGCTGATGTTAAAGCAAAGAATAATTCAATTTCCAGTACACTTGGCAAAGTTTCTGATATTTCAGGTATGTTGAGTGCAGTTCCTGGTATTGGTACTTATGCCGCTGCAACTTCTAAACTCACCGGTTATGCATCTGGTATGGCGAAGAAGTTTGGTTTGGATAAACCTACTACTGTTCAAGGAGGGTCAGTTATGTCTATTAATCCGCACTTTAATCTTAATCAAGGATCTGGCATTGATACATCAATGAAATTGGCTTGTGATCCCAACAACCGTATTACTACGGAGCCTGTTGTTGGTGGTATCGGTGTTGATGAGATGAATTTATCTCATATTATACAGACTCCCTGTTTAGTCACAAATAGTGCTTGGCTGGCCAATAGTACAGCTTTACAAGTGGCTACTACTGGTGTAGATTCTGAACCTTGCTTCTTTGACATTTTGAAATTGAATACAATGTATTGGAAGGGATCACACAAATTTTTGTTTCAATTCACAGCATCTAGTTTCCAAGTTGCGCGATTTGTTATTTATGTAAGCGACGAGATAACAGCAGACTATAATGCATGTCAGCATGAATTTGTTACGGTTACGGGAGATATTGACTTTCCTTTTAGTGTTGAGTATCCTCACCCTGAAGCACTCACAACTTGTGTTACTTCTGAGTTGGTTTTTAATGTGTATGTCCAAGTTCTTTCTTGGTCTTCTCAATCTGGCGCCACAACAATACCAATTCAAATTTCTGTTTGGAAAGCCGGTGGTCCTGATGCTATGGTTTATTGTCCAATTGATAATAATTTCATTCCTTCTTCAAGTGAAACATATTTGGAGTGTGAACCTAACAGTTATGAAATTCGTTCATACTTTAAGACCACGGAGTTCCCTGCACTTATGGGTGGTGGAGAGTTATATGATCCTAAAGGTTTAGTAATTGGTGAGGAAATTTTAACACTTAGGGATTGGTTACACCAATATGTTCCAATGAGTGCACTTAGTGCAGATGCTAATTTTCAATTGATGCGTGACACGAACGCTAGTTCCATTGCTTGGCAAGGGGTAGATAAGTGGTCATTTTTATTCAGATTTTGGAGAGGTAGTGTGCGATTTAAGATTATACAACCGCAAACATCGTCCGGTTATCCGGCCGTTATGGTTACTACTGGTGGTAGTGTTAATGCGGGAACTCCTTTTCAAGGTGTGGCATTTGTAATACCTCAGATGGTTCAGTTTCCTTTGAAGTTCCGTGGTATTCTCCAGCTTTATACGAAACTGTTGGTAATTCTGGATATTTTATGCGAACTGTGCAATATGCCGATGAAAC